GATTAAAGCAAGCCGGCTTCGATGTACGTAACGTAGAGATCGAAGTTGTAGACAGTGAACCTAACGTGGAGGACTTGGACTAATGAAAAAACCATATCAATTGAAGTTGGACTTTGGCGAAGGCGAGACGTGCCATAAAGCGTACGAAGTATTTCTACAGGCCTATGACAAGGAAGACACACCGGAAGAGTGGGCGATCTTCGTGGAGTGTTGGAAGAGTGTTGAAACGCTACAAGCATTCGAAGAAAGCATAGGGGTAACAAAGCAATGACACCAGAAGCAAAGGTAAAGAAGGCGGTAACAAAGATACTCAAAGACCGAGGAGCGTATTACTTCACACCGGTAACAAGTGGCTTTGGACAGTCAGGTGTGCCAGACATCATAGCGTGTTTTCATGGCAAGTTTGTTGGCATTGAATGCAAGGCGGGAAAGAACCACCCCACTGCTTTGCAACAAAAGAATCTCGATGATATCGGGAAAGCCGGTGGAGTTAGCGTAGTCATCAACGAGAACAACATCGATAACTTAGTTGGTATTTTGAAATTAATTTAAGGGGTTATATGCCGACCAAAGACCTTGAAAAACTGAAAGCCAAACGTGCTCGCTATCGTGCTAAGTACAGCGAAGAACTAAAGGCAGAGGCTAGGGCTAGACACGCAGAACGCATGGCTAATGATCTTGAGTATGTGATTAAGCAAAAAGAAACACGTAGACGTAAGTATGAAGCCCATAAGTTACGTATGGCAACCGACCCCGTGTACGCGGAACGAGAGCGGGCTAGGACTAAACTTAAACCATACGACAAAGAGAAGGCACGTGTTTACTACGAAGCCAATAAAGAAAGGCTACGTGCCCAAGGGCGTGAGTGGCACGCAAATAACCCTGAGTACGCAAAAGCGTACTACCAACAGAACAAGGATAAAGTACTCAAAGCCGTTAAAGAATGGATCAAAGCAAATCCTGAACGCCACAAGGCCAATAGAAAGGCGTATGAAACCGCAAATAAAGAAACAATAAGAGAAAAGGCTAGGGCGTGGGCTAAACGTAGGTATGAGCAAGATCGTGACAAAGTTGTTGCACAGCGCAGAGTCATCAAACAAAGGCAATTTGAAAAGGATCCTGTGATGTTTGTGGCAAAACGCAACGCGATTTTACGGCGCTCTGCCAAGCGTAAAGTTGATATGCTCAAAGACGAATATGTTGCGCATCTTTTGGCTAAGAGTACAGGCACCAAACTAAAAGCCAGTGACATACCGAAAGAACTTATTGAAGCAAAACGTCTACATGTCTTAATCAAGAGGGAGCTAAGAGATGCCTACCAAAGACCCTGAAAAACTTAGAGCTAAACGTGCGCGTTTTCGGGCTAAGCACAGAGAAAGACTGAGGGCTGAACGTAGCAGTACGGAAAGCAAAGAGAAAAGACGTATGAAGTATGCAGAGAAGAAAATGACTAATCCTGAATGGGTGGCGTATCAAGTAGAAAAAGCACTGCGTAATAAGCAAGTGCGAAAGCTAAAAGACCCAGTTGTATTCAGGGAAAAGATGAACACTTACAGACGCAAAGAATGTAAGCGGTGGGTTGAACAAGCGGGGGATAGATACATCAACACCTTGCTATCAAAGACGGGGGTCAAGCTCGCTCCGTCGGAAATACCAAAAGGGCTTATTGAAGTAAAACGTTTGCAATTACAAATCTTAAGGAGTATTAAAAATGAAAAATGTAACAGAACTTAGAGATCAGCTATCACAAGTATTTGCTGATTTGCGTGGTGGTGGTATCAAACATACGGACGCAGCTGAGCTTGCAAATATTGCCGGCAAGATGATTAACTCCGCCAAGGTGCAGTTAGATTACTATGCACTGCGTAAGGAAACACCAACAATTAAATTTTTAGAGACGGGGGAATAACATGAGTTGGACACAAGTAGAAGAAGCAACACCCGCAGAAAGACTTGAAGCAAGCGAGAAGCCGAACATGGAGTCGATGATGCCTAAACAGGTCAAGTTTAAAAAAGAAAAAAAACTATCATCTTCCGCTCACGACCCAGTCAACAGTCCTAAACATTACACCGGTCATCCATCGGGCATCGAGTGTATTCAGGTCACTGAGCACATGAGCTTTTGTTTGGGCAACGCAGTCAAATACATTTGGCGAGCAGACTTAAAACAGAACACCGTAGAAGATTTGCAGAAAGCCGTTTGGTATATCAATCGTGAAATTGAGAAAAGGAGTAAGTAATGGGCTCATTGCAGACAGAAATCGAAAAGACACTACACTCATGGGGCACAGTGCAGTCACCAGTCGGGGGATCTATTTCGAAACGGGTGTTTGACTTTGTTAAAGATAATCCTAGCTGTTCATCAAACGATGTTGTAGCATCAACAGGTGTTAACTTAGGAAAAACATCAGCGACCTTGTTAACTTTGTATCAAAAAGGTAAACTGGATCGCAAGCTGTACCCAAATCCAAACCCAGAAGGTAAGCGTGATACGATCTACCGTTACTGGACTGCTGTAGATAACTTCAGCGACAGGGTGTGAAGCGTGTGACAAGTAAACCGAAGAAAGTTAAAGCACTTTCTAAGGCAGACGCATCGGTTGAAGTTCCTAAGCCAATGGGTTTACCAACGTACTTGAGGCCAAAAGAAAACCCGTACGAGAGTGCGAGCGTTATTTTAAATAACATGTCCATCCAAGTAGCATCGGGTGTTTATAAAGCGTTAAAAGAGATGTTTAAATGATTGATTACCGGTTTGTTGTTAGCGATGAGGATGGTGAGGTTCGTAGGTTCGCAACCAAAATAGATGCGTGTGCATTTATGAAAGGCCAGGAACAAATGAAACTGACGGTACTGCCACCCTCTCGCCGATGCATGCCGGTAGATCCATTAACTTTAGTAGGGGAGTGCAGATTTTGAATGATGATGACTTGAGAGATTGCTTTGCGATGTTTGCATTGATAGGGGTTAAGAACAGTTCTAACTTTGACGAGCAAGCAAAGTGGTGCTACGAAATGGCGGATGCCATGATGGAAGCACGTAAACCAAAGGACGAGGCCGGTATTGCCTCAGTTAAACGAGTAAGGAAAGTGAAATGACTGAAGAAAACAAAGTATGGGTGACCAAGCTACGTAACTTTTTGATCGTGCTACTGGTTGGCTTTGCTCTCGGTAGCATGGTGTCTAACGTTACGTTTACTTACCACTTGCAACAAGACTGCGACACTATGAAGCAGTTCCGTATTGGTAAGTTAGCCTACACGTGCATGGTGAAATAATGAACTGGGCTATCTTAATCTGCCTCATCGTGATTGTGTATCGCCTTGAGTGCATCTTGCAGGAGTTGAGGAAATGAAAGATGAAGCATTAAAGTTGGCTGATGAGCTACAAAAACACTTTAATTGTTACAACGAATATTCAGACATGATTCGCAGACTTGTAGAAGAATTGGATAAACAAAAAGAAACCATCAGAAAGCTAAACAAAACTCTTGGTTTTATAAACAGTGGCTATGAAGTAATCAATTTAGAACCACAAACAAAGCCATTAACTGATGATGAGATTCTTGATATGTCAGACGACTACATAGCCAATCAGTTTGAGCTTGCATTTGAAGGGGACAAGCTAGTTGAATATGTCAGAGCTGTGATGAAGAAGGCGGGGCAAAGATGACGCAGATTGATGATACCGAGTATATGCAAGTTAGGTATACGCCTGACAAATTTAACCCGACTATTCGCACGAGAACAATCGAGAGAAGAAAAGTTGGCACATGGTTGTTTGGTTTGTTACCTGTGTATGAGTATTACTACAGTGACTGGAGCGAGGGATGACTGATAACGAACTTGCCGACTTGCTTGAGGCGGTCAATAAAGAAACGGGTGTACGCCACATACGTGTGTTTGACCACGCAAAAATCTTATTGAGAAAGCTACAAGAGCGACAGCAGTGGCAGTACCTGACAGACGATGAAATTAAAGAAATCATTGGTAGCTATGGTAACGAAAGCGGTATCGGTGCTTACACTCGTGAGCTGTTTGACAAAATAGAAGCGAAGATAAGGGAGAAAAATGTTTAGACAACAAGGCAACGGCGGTAAGGGTGATTCCCCAAGACCTATACCAGACCGTGAAAAGTTTGAATCAAATTGGGACAGCATATTTAAAAAGAAACAGGATGACAAAGCTAAAGAGCCGGAAACCCAATCAACCCCGAGTGACTGACTATGATGGTATGACCCAACAAGAAGTTGCGGACGCATTAGGGATCACCAGGAATGCAGTGCAACAGATTGAAAGAAGAGCATTCCAAAAGTTTAAACGGGGGCTCGCTAAACGATTAAAACATATTACTGACTACATATAAGGAAATGAAATGACTGAAATAAAATCACCGGCAATATTCGTAGCTACCCCAATGTACGGCGGCATGTGCATTGGTAACTACACGGCTGCTCTTATGCAATTACCTATGATCTGTAGCAAGGCGGGGGTTCGTATGTACTACACGTACATGATGAATGAGTCATTGATTACTCGTGCCAGAAACAGTTTGGCCTATGATTTCTTGGCCTCAGATGCAACGCACCTGATGTTTATTGATGCGGATGTTGGGTTTAATCCTAACGACATCATTGAAATGGTCAAGCGTGATGTGGATATTTGCTGTGGCTTGTACCCTAAAAAGGAAATCCATTGGGCTAGGGTGGCTGATGCGGTGGGCAGAGGCGTGCCAGCTGACCAGCTAAAAGACCATACAGGAACATTTGTGGTGAACTTAGTAGGTAGCGAGCGTCAAGAAGTTAAGATTAACGAATTGATGGAAATACAAAACGGCGGCACTGGCTTTATGTTGATTAAGCGTGAAGTGTTTGAGGCGCTGGCTGATAAGGTTCCTGAGTACAACAACGATATGTACTTGGCTGTGGACACTGAGCGCAAGCCAAAAGTTATCAAAGAATACTTTGCGACCAGCATTGACGCAGATTCTAATAACCGTTTGCTATCTGAAGACTACCACTTCTGTAAGTTAGCTAGAACACACGGCTTCAAAGTTCATGCAGCTCCATGGGTACAGTTATCCCATACTGGGACATACATCTTCAGTGGTGCGCTACAGAGGGTGTCATGAACATCATAACAATTGACTTTGAGACCTATTACGACAAGGCTTTCTCTTTGTCAAAAATCACAACGGAAGAATATGTTCGTGATGACCAGTTCGAAGTGATTGGCATTGCGGTAAAGGAGAACGGCGATGAAACGAGGTGGATCACTGGAAGCCACGACGAAGTGGCTGAGGCACTGGCTAGTTATGACTGGGTTAATAGTTTTGTTCTTGCCCATAACGCTATGTTCGATGCTTCTATTCTCACTTGGCGGTTTGGTATTAAACCGATGGCTTGGTTGGACACGCTTAGCATGGCACGTGCGGTTCATGGTAGCGAAGTGGGAAATAGCCTTGCTAAGTTGGTGGAGCACTATGGCCTCGGAGAGAAGGGAACAGAAGTCCTCAATGCTCTTGGTAAAAGACGTAAGGATTTTGATGCTGACTCTCTTCGCTTATATGCTGGATATTGCATCAATGATGTGGAGCTCACATACCGATTATTCCTAGAACTTGTTAAGCATTTCCAACAAGTAGAACTCAAGCTAATTGACATCACGACCAAGATGTACTCAGAGCCGGCCTTGATGCTAGACACCCCCCTACTGGAAGCCCACTTAGAGGATGTGAAGCAACGCAAAGAACGTTTGCTTGAGGCAGTCAACCAAGACCGAGAGGCCTTGATGAGTAACTTAAAGTTTGCGGAGCTACTAATTAAGTGTGGGGTAGTGCCACCGATGAAGATCAGCCCCGCCACTGGTAAAGATACTTTGGCTTTGGCCAAGTCGGATGAAGAGTTCAAAGCTCTGGCTGAACATCCGGATGAACGTGTGCAAGCCTTGGTAGCAGCTCGCCTTGGTACTAAAAGCACATTGGAAGAGACTCGTACGGAGAGGTTCATTGCCATCTCTAAACGTGGTCACATGCCTGTACCACTGCAGTACTATGCGGCTCATACGGGTCGTTGGGGTGGCACAGATAAGATTAATTTACAGAACCTACCAAGCCGTGGCGCTAATGGTGGCAAGCTCAAGAAAGCAATCATTGCTCCTAAAGGCTACGTCATCATTGACTCAGACTCATCACAGATTGAAGCTCGAGTGTTGGCATGGTTGGCAGGTCAGAACGATTTAACGGAGGCATTTAAAAATGGAGAGGATGTATACAAACTCATGGCGTCTGCTATTTATAGCAAGCCAGTTGAAGAAATCACCAAGGAAGAACGATTCGTCGGTAAGACGACCATCCTTGGCTCGGGCTATGGGATGGGAGCGCAAAAATTCCAAACACAGCTCAAGACGTTTGGTACGGAGATTAACGAAGGGGAAGCAAAGCATATTGTGGATGTCTACCGTTCAACCTATCGGATGATTCCTGAGCTATGGAACCGAGCTAGTGATGTGATTGAAGCCATGGCCAATAACCAGTCAGTGCCGTTTGGTAATGGATGTATATCAGTGGCCGGTAAGCAAGGCATCCTGATGCCCAATGGCCTGTATCAACGCTACCCAAACCTACGTCTCATGCTAGATGACAACGGTCGCAACCAGTATGTGTATAGCGCCAAGCGTGGTATCAATAAGATTTATGGCGGTAAGTTAGTTGAGAACATTTGCCAGGGATTGGCACGGTGCATCATCGGTGAGCAGATGATCAAGATTGCTAAGAAGTACAAGGTAGTCCTAACGGTGCACGATGCGATTGCATGTATAGCACCAGAGGAAGAAGCCGAAGAAGCCATGGCCTATGTCATGGAGTGTATGAAGTGGGTACCGGAGTGGGCAACGGGGCTACCGTTGAACTGTGAAGCCGGATACGGAAAGAGCTACGGTGATTGCTGATGGGTAATAAACTTAAACACCACAACGGCTATCGGGAAAGAGAAGTAATTAGAGCCATGGGCTCGCTACCTCTTAGCGGCAGCTTTACTCCACAGTACTTCATTGAAGACGAACCTACATACGAGACAGTTGACCCAGAAACAATCGAGGCGTTAATTGAACACCACACTGCGGAAGATGCAATGATGGATACAGATTGCGCCGAACAAATCCAAGATATTCTGGACTCATTGACTCCACGAGAAGCCAAGGTACTGCGCTTGCGGTATGGGATCGGTATGCCTAGCGAATACACTCTCGAAGAAGTTGGGAAGATGTTTGATGTGACACGTGAACGTATTCGCCAGATTGAGGCAAAAGCTTTACGTAAAATGCGTCACCCATCTCGCGCAAGCCGTTTACAGCAACTGCTATCAGACAACTTATCTGGGTATGGGTTCTATAATTATGGGGTAGTTACTGAGTATCAAAAACTTGTAGGCGAAGCACAAGAAAAACCACCTCAGTTTGATGTAGATTTTGATGACCCAATCAGGTTCCGTCAACAAATGGCGGCTTGGTACCAAAGAGTAGAAAAAGCCAAACGCTCATTAGATAAATTCATGGAAAAACTAAGAAATGGTTCCTAAAATTATTCACATCATCTGGATCGGTGACCAGTCTAAGAAGCCGGTTGCGTGTATTGATACATGGATTAAAAAGAACCCTGACTACGAGGTAAGAGTCTGGGGTAACAACCAAGTTCAAGGCACCAACTGGAAGAACTACCGGCAGCTACACGACATGCTAATTAAGAAAGACTTTGCCGGCGCTAGTGATGTGATGCGTTATGAAATCCTCTACGAGCATGGCGGCATCTACATTGATGCAGATACTTACTGCGTTAAGCCGTTGGAAGATTGGCTATTGGACTGTGATGCCTTTGCATCTTGGGAGCAAGAACTTGTACGTAATAACTTAATTGCTAACACCGTCATTGGTGGCGTGCCAGGCGCTGAAGTATGGAAGATCTGCATGGACGAAGTGGCTACAAAGGACTGCACAGAACAGAAATTAGCTTGGATGATCACTGGTCCAATGCTAGTGACTGATGTATTCTTTAAAAAGCAAGCCAATTTAACTGTGTACCCATCCCACTTCTTTATGCCTAAACACCATTCAGGATATGTAAGTAAGGTCACAGGACACCATTTTGCTAGCCATCTATGGGGTTCTGATATTGGTTACGACAACATGGATTCACACATAAAGGAATAACATGCCCGCATGGTCATACAGTAGCATCACCCTATTCGATCAGTGCCCTAAAAAGTACTACCATTTGAAAGTAGCCAAGGACATCAAAGAGCCTGAGTCAGAAGCCATGATGTACGGCAAAGATTTACACCTTGCTGCCGAAGAATACATTCGGGATGGTAAGCCTGTGCCTGAGAAGTACGCATACATCTTGCCTTACCTAGAGAAGTTCAAGGCCATGCCAGGCGAGAAGCTCTGTGAATATAAGTTAGCCGTCAAGCTAACCAAGGAAGGTAGGCTCGTTCCATGCGACTTCTTTGACCCTGACTGCTACTACCGTGGTATCGCTGACTTGGTGATCCTTGATAAGGAAAATCAGGAGGCAAAAATCATTGACTATAAGACTGGCAAGAGCGCACAATATGCTGACACGAAGCAACTTAAGTTGATGGCAGGGGCGGCTTTTACCCATTTTCCTGAGATCAAGGTTATTAAGGCCGGATTGCTGTTTGTTGTGGCCAACGATTTTATCAGGGAAGAGTACGACAGCTCGTTCCGCGCGGCTTATTTTGAGCAGTTTAGACCCTTGGTAGAAAGCCTAGAAATTGCAGTAGAATCAGGTACTTGGAACCCGAAGCGCAACTTTACTTGCAAAGCTTGGTGCCCTGTCCTAGAATGTGTTCATAACGGAAAAAGATAATGGCATATACAAAATCACCCAGACCCTACGCTAAAGAGTACGCCCAATACCAAGGCACGGAAGAGCAGAAAAAGAAGCGTGCTCAACGCAACAAAGCACGCAGAGAAGCTATTCGTGAAGGCAAGGTTAGTAAGGGCGATGGCATGGACGTAGCCCACGTTAAAGCGTTTGATAAGGGCGGTTCAAATAAAGATGGTGTGCGGGTAGAAAGCGCTAGTAAAAACCGCTCATTTAAACGGGATGCGAAACGTAATCTTGTTTCTGAAACTAGTAAACGAGAACGCAAAAAGTAGTATTGAATCGGCCACAGGATAAGGTGTGAGTGCCTAGCTGGCCGGGGGATTCAGGTTCCTTTCATAGTAAACCACACCTGTTAGTAGTAGGTTTTTGACGGTTTTCCCAGTGCTTGCATTGGCCTCTACCTCCTTTCCGCCTAAGCGCTAACTGACAATCTGGAAAGACAGATACCCCTCCTCAATTGCGGATGTCGCTTTTGAGTGCTAAAGCATCGGAGATTAGTTTGGAAATCGTACAAAATAAAGCACTATTACTAAAGGTGCGTGACGCAGATAGGATTACGAATGTCATTCCTAAAAGCAAAGTCGTTGCCGCTCACCAGGATCATTACGAAGTCTTGGTGCATTGGGGCTTAGAAGAATGCAAAGTATTGCGGAACTTAAAGTTCCAAGATGTTCCATCGCCAATTGCTACTCAATACGATTGGAAGGGGTTGTATAAACCATTTGACCACCAGAAAATTACATCTTCTTTTTTAACTTTAAACCGTCGTGCATTTTGTTTTAACGAGCAGGGCACTGGTAAGACCGGCTCAGTGATATGGGCGGCCGACTACCTAATGACGCTTGGCGTGATTAAACGAGTGCTTGTGATCTGCCCCCTCTCAATCATGGACTCCGCATGGCGCGCGGACTTGTTTAAGTTTGCTATGCACCGTAGGGTGGACATTGCTTATGGCGCCCGAGACAAAAGAAAAACTATCATCAATTCAGATGCAGAATTTGTCATCATAAATTTTGACGGTGTTGAAATCGTTGCTGAAGACGTGGAAAAAGCTGGGTTCGATTTAATTGTGATTGACGAAGCCAATGCCTACAAAAACCCACAGACCAAGCGCTGGAAGGTCTTAGCTAATCTGCTCAAGCCAAACACGTGGCTATGGATGCTAACTGGTACACCCGCCTCCCAATCGCCTGTAGACGCCTTCGGCTTAGCTAGGTTAGTAAGTCCAGAGCGGGTGCCTAAGTACGTCAGCACATTCAGAGACTCTGTGATGTCTAAGGTCAGCACCTTCCGATGGATTGTAAAACCCAATGCGGAAACGGTGGTGCATGAAGCTTTGCAGCCGGCCATCCGATTCACCAAGGAGCAGTGTTTGGACTTACCTGAAATGACTTATGTCACCCGTAACGTAGAGCTCAGCCCGCAACAACAAAAGTATTACGAGTTGATGCGTAAAGAAATGTTGATCAACGCAGCGGGCGAGCAAATCACCACGATCAATGCAGCTGCAAACTTAAATAAATTACTACAGTTATCAGGTGGTGCGGTCTACTCAGACAACGGAGAAGTAGTGGCCTTCGATGCAAGTAACCGCCTGGCCGTGCTAAAAGAAGTTATCGATGAAGCAAGCCATAAGGTTCTTATATTCGTGCCATTTAGGCACACGATTGAGATTGTGGCCGAAGAACTACGCAAAGATTACACCGTAGATGTTATCCATGGCGGGGTATCAGCCGGTAAACGCACCGAAATATTTAAGCGGTTCCAAGAAACAAAAGAT